GAACATGTAGTTGTTTTCTTTAGCCCACGTTGTGAACTTCCTATTCTGCATCACCATTGATTGCTTAGAATACTTGGGTGCACGTACGCCATTGGCGAACATACCTTGTGCCTCTACGTCGAGCCGCGGCATGTAATCCATCCATGCGTTGACCCAACCACTCTCGATAGACGCGAGTGTACGATAGACAACCATACATATACCTGCGGCACTGTCAGGAACTTTGGCGGTCTTCGGTTCGTCCTTGATAGACTGTAGACTTGGCAGTTGATCTGATAGTTTCACAAACGCCATCAAGTCCATCGCACCGCGATCACCGATAGTACCCATCAGGGCGGCAGTCAGCGTGGTGTCATTGAACATGTGCCGTTGGTGTAAGATGTCAGATGCAGAGTGTAACGAACGAGGTGTTACAAACGCGGCGCGTTGTTGTTTGGGATGAAAGATATACGGGTTTTCGTCAGGGTCTTTCACGTCCTCGAACGATGCAAACAAGTGTGGATTGTCTTTACACCAACCAAGCAAACTAGGGTCGATACCGTTGTTGATACCCCATTCGATCCACTCCATGTTTGTTGACTTACGAACCTGTACGACGCTCATGCGGTTACGTGCGTGTGGAGGTAACATGTCACCCACACCCTCAGACCCTTTGTTGGTCGTCGCATACACAATGCTGTCTGGGTGCAGTTCGTAGCTACCAATCTTGCGCTCCAAGATCAGGCGTAGCAGTGCCAACTTAACAGACGGGTTGGCCTTACCAAACTCGTCGATCATAATAATGACAGGCTCACCAGTGTGTAGGCCAAGCTCCTCGTTGGTGACGTAGCGAACGAACTTGCTGTTCTCGTCAACCTCCATAATCATCGGTATCATAATGTCACCGAGGTCGAGGCTAGTGCAGTCTACGTAGAACCTCTTATGTGTTGGCTTGAGTTTACCAACCTCACCGAGCGTTGACGATTTGCCGTTGCCGATGTCACCTTGCATCAGAACAGTACGTTCGTGACCAATAGCGCCTATCAACGTGACACATTCGTCGAGTGATAGGGCATACATTTGTTGGGCGTTATTCATTTTATTTCTCCATTTGATTTAGGGATTTCCCTATTTGAGTTAGTATCCAAGGCCGTGACCGATGATTAGTAGTGCGAGTGGGACGCCAAATACGCATAGCGCCCCGATGATATTTCCAATAAAATCCTTCATTATATGTCCAGACTTGGTAGAGCAGACAGAGCCGCGTCGAGTTTTGCGCGTGTGTCTTCGCGCAACGTTGGTGACTTCTTGATCTTATCAACAGTCAGCGGTGCACCATCAGCTTGATGTAGTGCCTGTTCGAGTTGACGTTTCATGGCTTCCATCTGGGTGTCACCTGTCACGTTACACGTACCCAACATCTCAGTCAGTGAGAGAGCTTGGTCAAACACAGTATCGTACAGGCGGTTGCCCTTACCTTCTTCGTCCACGTCTAGCTGTCGGACAAGTCGGGTCAGGTTTGTATGTAGCCGCGTCCACACATCGTCCATTGCGCCCTTGATCTTGAGGTTGAATGTATCGGTGTAGTTCGTGCGTAGTGTCTGCATCGCTTCATGCGGCAGGTCGAGCCGCCAATCACCAGTGTTACCACCATCAGGTAACTGCTCATAGGATAGACGGAACGCGAACTTATCACGGATAGCGTCACGCGTGGGATACTCGTCGCGGTTGAACATCGCGCCCAACTTGGCTTGCGCGTCCATAACTTTCCACTCGTACACGTTGAGGAAGTCGTCAACCATACGCCAACCTTCGTCGATCATCTCGGTCATAACTTCGTTGTACTTGAAATACTGCATGGTGGTGACGAGGCGTTGCCCATTGTCAGACCACGGCATTGTCATACTGTAGTGTAGGTTACGCAGGTTACCTGCAAACTTTTGTAGTGCGGTGAGTTCGTCGCAATTACCAAGCAAGTTCTTGGTCACGTTAGCCACGCCCTTGTCCGCGGAGTTCATACTCGCCACATCGTCGGATGCTTTGTGGTCTTTCTTACGTGCTGTCCATATGGACATACTAAGTTCCACAGTCATAGCAGATGAAGCAATGCTTGGTGCAGATGCCTCGGGGGTTTGAAATAGATCGTTCATTGTCTTTCTCCAATTTGGTTGTTTAGGGATTTCCCTAAATGGTTTAGGTTAGTCATTCTTGGCGTCTTCGTTAAGTCTTACGATATGTTCGAACGCCGCCCACGCGTCACAGCATGAGCACCCACAGTCTTCACCATCTGCGGATATTTCCAAATCCTTGCGGATGTCACCAGAGCCGTGCTCGCTCCACGGCTTATAACAAGGCTCACCCACATAACTTGTAAGGAACATCTTTACGACACGTAGCGCGGCCTCCGATTTATGCGTTAGCTTCGCTTCGCGTGTAGTACCGTGTTGGTTTGATACTGGCATATCACCGCACCTTCTGGTTTAGATGTAGCAAGTCTTCCTTGCGGGTTACGAGAGTGTAGCCTTGCTTGGGGAGCGGTACTGTGCACCAACTGGCGCGTTGCTCCGTGGCTTGGTATTCACCGCAGTCTAGGCATACGTTGTAACCCAGACGTGCACGTCGAACGCTGTAGTATTCACCACATCCGACACACTCAGGAATATGAGATTTGCGTGGCATTGTTTGACCTCCATGATGATTTAGGGATTTCCCTAAATGGTTGATTGATGAACAGGGCGGACAGCCCCATTAGGTAAGAAACAACTCCGACCATACATATAACATAACACAAGTATCGAGGAATGTCAATACGTGTCAAAAACTATCGTGTGAGGGGTAAACGTTGTATGTACCACCATGTACCACCACGTAGGTCTGTAAGCCATTGATATTAAACGAATGTAGCAATGTAGCATTTGTACCATAACGATAAGTGTAGATTCTTGTAAGGGTTTTTAGGCCAGAGACCCTCTCTCTTACCCTTCAATAAGAAGAAGATATATATACTTAAAAAAGTGGTACAAATGCTACATTGCTTTGTTTTCAATGACTTAGCCCCCATTTGCAGTGGTACACGAGTGGTACAAGTGATACATTGCTTTGTTTTCAATGACTTAGCCTTTGCGCAGGGCGACACGCTGTTGGGATACTGGTATCGAGGTATTTAGGGAAATCCCTAAACGTGACGGGGTGTTGTGTTACCCACATGGTACATGGTTAAACGTGTCAGGGCGTGGCGCAACTGGGATACTGGTATCAAATCATTTAGGGAAATCCCTAAACAAAAAAAGACCCGCCGAAGCGGGTCAGGTGAAGCATTATGGTATGATGCAGTGTTGGTGTAGCACATATTGTATCAGGGCGCAACATGCAGTGGCGTTACGCAAATGGGATACTGGTATCATTGGACATAAAAAAATGGCCACTCCAATTAAGGAGTGACCGAGTAGTTTATATTTTGATCTTCAATGTTTCCATTGCTGTCAAGATTGCCTTGCGTGTTGGTGTGTAGTCGTCACCTAGCTCGACATTGTTTTTCTCAATCCAATTCTTTACGTTAGATATGAGCCAGTCGCGCATCTCAATGGTTGTTTTGGTATCAGTAGTTTTTAGTGTTACTGTATCATTCTCAACCGCTTCGATCTTGCCAAGGTTGCCTTTAGTCTCAGCGTATATCTCTGGCGCTTGGCGTAGCATCAGTTGGTTCTTTAGGTCTTTAACCTCCGAACCAATTGCCGTGCTACTATGGTCACGTTTCTTGGCCTTCAAGATACCCTCGAATAACGCTTTCAATTCTTCGTATGCTTCAGGACTAGCAGTTGATTTGCCAGAGGCCAGATTGTTCTTAGTAGGTGAAACAGCATCCGTCCAACGCATGTGTTGCTTTACTACATCCATGTGTTTCGCAAAGGTATCCTCTGCGCCTAGCTTGCCACCCCATGCTTTTTTGATAGCTTCGATTGCTTGTGTATTCATTGTAAGATTTGACATTGTATTGTCTCCATAAAAAATCGTAGGTCTTAATAGCTTCATTGCCTGCCTTCGATATAATCTTTATGCCATGATATAACGTGTTAGACAATAGATAGAACCGCACTAGATCGCACCATATGGCATTAGATACCATTTAGGGATATCCCTAAATCGAGCATACGTTGACCATACCCTACCCCCACCCCCCGCGCTGTCATGTGGGACTCCGTGTTACGTGTAGTAATACTAATATGGACAAATGAATTGCTATTTTTTGAAAACCCCCCACCCCTTTTTCAAAACCCTTGTCAAAAAATTTTTTGTACCCTATTATTACGTTATCGGTTACCAACCTGCGACGTATTATGACAATGAGTGCCACTCCAGAACTAGGGATACCCCTAGAAGATGAGGTTAAGAAGATACCTCTACCAGAGCGTGCATCAGCGCTGGGCAAAACCGTTGACGAATTAGAGAAGTACGGTGTTGACCTCGAACCTGACGAGGTAGACAAAGAAGTTGCGGCGACTTTAGCCACTGCATACGCGCAAAACCCTGATAAAACGTCCAACAAAGTCACAAATAAACGTGCTGCGGCCCTAACACCCGCGTCTGTGCGCTTAACGAGCAGTATTATCGACGAGTTTAACCACTCTGTTGTCGAATCTTCCAAGCAATTACGTAATTTGGTGACTAATAAGCTCGTGATTGAGTCCGAAAACCCTGATCCTCGTGTGCGTATGCGTGCACTGGAGCTTCTAGGTAAGATTTCAGACGTAGGGTTGTTCACAGAGAAGTCTGAAGTGACGATTACACACCAAACTACGGACGATATTAAGGAAAAACTGCGTGGTAAGCTCGCAAAACTGGTAAATCCAGCGCCAGAAATCGAAGACGCCGTGCTAGTACCCGCCGAAGACCTAGATGTGGACGAAGAATTTGGGTTCGACGATGATGAATGACGGTTTGGACTTCAACGAGGCCGATATCGAGGTCATGTTAGCTAACTTAGACGCGTTTAGCACCGAAGAAGTAGCCGAAATTGACCGTATGGTGGACGAACTACACACCAGAAGCACTAACAAAGCCGCGTATGACGACCTCATAGAGTTCTGCAAGTTGATGATGCCTGATTTTATAGTGGGTAAACACCACCGCATCCTTGCAAATATGTTGATGGGTATCGAACGGGGCGATAAAGACCGTGTTTGCGTGAATATACCTCCTAGACATGGTAAATCACAGCTTGTTTCTATCTTCTACCCTGCGTGGTTTTTGGGTAGAAACCCGGGTAAGAAGGTTATGATGGTGTCACACACCACAGACCTAGCGGTAGATTTTGGGCGTAAAGTACGTAACCTGATCGCTACAGATCAGTACCGTTCGATATTCCCTACAGTTCAATTAGCACAGGATAGTAAGTCAGCGGGAAGGTGGAATACGAATGTCGGGGGAGAATATTATGCGTGTGGTATTGGTTCTGCTTTGGCTGGTCGTGGCGCTGACCTATTGCTGGTGGACGATCCACATTCTGAGCAAGATGTAATTAACGGAAACTTTGGTGTGTTTGAGAAAGCATACGAGTGGTTCACATTCGGTGCTCGTACCCGTTTGATGCCGGGAGGTCGTGTAGCGATTATACAAACGCGTTGGCATATGGATGACCTGACAGGGCGTGTTGTACGTGACATGACACAGAACGAACGTTCGGATCAGTACGAAGTGGTGGAGTTTCCTGCCATATTAGACGTGCGCAACAAGAAAACTAAGAAGGAAGTACAGAAGCCTCTGTGGCCTGAGTTCTTTGATTTGGAGGCGTTGCTCCGTACCAAGGCGTCGATGCCTACGTTCCAGTGGAATGCGCAGTATCAGCAGCAGCCAACCGCAGAAGAAGCAGCTATTGTTAAGCGAGAGTGGTGGCAGGAGTGGACACACGAGACGCCGCCGTCCTGTGAATATATTATCATGTCGCTCGATGCCGCAGCCGAGAAGCACAACCGTGCAGACTATACAGCGCTTACCACATGGGGTGTTTTCTTGAACGAGGAAACCAATGCTTACAATATTATATTGTTAAATAGCATAAAACAGCGTATTGAGTTCCCAGAGCTTAAACAACTCGCAATGGAAGAGTACCAAGATTGGGAACCAGACTCGTTTATTGTGGAGAAGAAAAGTTCTGGGGTGGCCTTGTATCAAGAGATGCGGCGTATGGGCTTACCTATATCAGAGTATACCCCTCACAGGGGGTCTGGAGATAAAACGGCACGTCTCAACTCTGTAGCGGACATAATTGCGTCCGAGCTTGTATGGGTGCCGCAGACTAGGTGGGCAGAAGAAGTTGTCGAAGAGATTGCAGGATTTCCATTTATGAGTAATGATGACCTTGTGGATTCGACAGTTATGGCCCTCATGCGGTTTAGACAGGGAGGATTCATACGCCTACCGACTGACGAACCAGACGAACAGCGGTTCTTCAAACAGCGCCGAGGCGGATATTATTAGGGGATTTAGCTATGGCTATTGAAAAAGGATTATACGCAACCCCAGAGGGTCTTGAGGACGGTCTGGAAGGTGTGGAAGAGATGGATGTATCTGAGTTGGAGATTGAAATAGTCGATCCTGAGTCAGTTACTTTAGCAGACGGCGGCATGGAAATCACCATAATCCCCGGTGACGAGCTAGATTTTACCGAATTTGGTATGAACTTGGCCGAAGTTCTGGATGAATCGCATTTGCATGAACTCTCCAGTGATCTCGTAGGTCAAGTAGAGACAGATATAGAGGGTCGCAAAGACTGGGCAGACACATTTGTCAAAGGTTTGGACGTTTTAGGCTTCAAATACGAGGAACGTATGGACCCTTGGGAGGGTGCGTGTGGTGTAAACTCTACAGTTCTTGCAGAAGCAGCGATCAGATTCCAAGCAGAGGCGATGTCAGAGACATTTCCTGCGTCAGGACCAGTAAAAACAAAGATTCTTGGTGAAGAAACCAAGGAAA